ATACCCAATATAGTATAATAGTTGTATAGTTAATAAAAAGGAGCTAACCTTGAGTACAGTAATTATTAAAAACGGAACATACCGTAACCAACCCGTAAACAATGTGACCTTTAACTTAGTTAAAGGTTACCAAACAGGAGCCAAAGGAGGCTATGTGACTGTAAAATCAGATGGCTTTTTTGGCCCAGACTTACCAGAAGTAGTTCGTGTCAATGTAAACACAATTGAAGATATTGAATTTACGGCGGAATCAGTGTCAGCAGGTGAGTTTGTGGCACCTATTGCTCATCCGCAGGTTCATGTGCATAACAAGGCACCGGTTGAAACTGACGAAGAAGTTATTGCCCGTATTGGCGAACGCTTTGATATTCTTGATCAAATGACCAAGGCTACCATTGCCGGTGATGTCCGTGCAATGATTGTGGTTGGCCCCCCTGGTGTAGGTAAAAGCTATGGTGTGGAAAAACAGCTAGAACATTCTGGCTTGTTTGACAAGTTGTCAGGTCGTCGTGTCAAGTATGAAGTTATCAAAGGTGCAATGACTCCGATTGGTCTGTATTGCACACTGTATAAACATTCAGACAAAAACAACGTCCTGGTGTTTGACGACTGCGACTCAGTATTCCAAGATGACTTGAGCTTGAACATTCTTAAGGCCGCCTTGGATTCGGGCAAGAAGCGTAGAATTTACTGGAATAGTGATAGTGCCATGTTGCGTCGTGAAGGCGTTCCAGACATGTTTGATTTCAAAGGTTCGTGCATCTTTATTACCAATCTACAGTTTCAAAACCTTAAGAGCAAGAAGTTGCAAGATCACTTAGAGGCATTGCAGAGTCGCTGTCACTTCTTGGACTTGACCCTTAACACCATGCGTGATCGTTTCTTGCGTATCAAGCAGATTTATCTAAAGGGTGAGTTGTTTGCAGATTACGATTTTAGCCAAGAGCAAGGCGACGAGATCATTGGGTTTATGGATGCAAACCAAAGTCGGTTGCGTGAAATGAGCCTGCGTATGGCACTGAAGATTGCAGACTTAACCAAAGTATCAGGTGATAACTGGAAGGCCTTGGCCGCCAGCACTTGTATGAAGAATAGTTAATACGGTAGCTCCTGGGTAGTTTTTAACTGCCCATTTCACAACAGGCACTTAGGTGCCTGTTTTTTTGACTTTATGTAGATCAACTATTAAATACAAAATGAAGATACTATTTTCAAATAATGAAACTATAGATTTATCCATAAACAACACCCCGGTTGGTACAATTTATCAAAAAATTTATAAAAATTTATCACAAGTAAATTTTACGTTTAATAAGTGGGATAATCCATACTATATACATAGTATTACATATCAAGACTTGATTGCTCAATTAACGCATTACGCAGAAAAAGTATCAATTCAAATTGATCAAAAGCTGTGTTTATTACAAGATCAAAATTATTTTAATAAGATACATAATATTTACGAAAAGAATTATAATGGTACTCGTGCATGGTTAGATTTTCATGAGCATATTCACATGTGCGAGCTTTACTTTAAAGATCATCCTAAATTTTTACACATTGACTATAGAGAAAAATCAGGACTATTAGAAAAACCATTTGATTTAAAATGGTTAGACAATGCCACTAATAATATTAAAGCTGGTGAGGTGTTTGTATCGTGGGCAGAACTAGGCAAGACGCCGTACACCTATTGGCAAAATAATGAAGAGGATAATATAGATCGAATCTGCGAGCTTGCTAAGCCTTGGTTAATACTCAGACCAAAGATCAATATTGCTTTAGAAGATATTGATTTATTAAAAAATAAAAAAATATTAGAATTTGAATCCTGGTGGCAACAATATAGAGAAGTTTGGTGTCAACATTGGAACATTCCTTCGTGGACCATTTACAATATTTTTTCGTCTACTGTATTTGGAAAGGTAGATAATGTATCAACAATTATCAACTACTTAAAAAATAATATAACCCCAATTAAAATTTTAATGTCATGACCTGGCCAGTAATTATTAAAGATGGGCCCTTTAGGAATCAAACTTTAGCAACCATAAAGTTTGACACACTTGGTAACAACACTAACCAGCATATTTTTATTTGCAAAGAGTGGTCTGAAGGATTGTCATGGGCCAAACAACAAGGTTACACTCGGGCACTTTTTGTTAAAAGCGGAACAATGATTTCCGACTGGGCACAATGGAAACAACTTGTTGATCAGTACCCGCATAATGATTTGATTGCTCACTTGATTTGGCACCCAGAACAACAATTATATCTTGACGATCAATGTTGGTTTATGAATATTAACAAATTTGAAGTTGATGATTTTACAGTTACAAAAGTTAGTCATCCTTTGCCAATAAGAAGTGATCAGAATTTACACGATGATTACACACCGTTATGGGTTAAGCCAAGTAGTAATCAAACTGAATATTCTGTTACTAATTTTGGACAAGGGCTAATAGCTCGTCAACTACAAAATAATCGACCTATTGTAAATTGGAATAATGCCGCTAGAGATATAAAGTCATACCTTTACAATACTCCAATAGACTTGTCTAAATTTCAAAGCTACAAAGATATAGCTGAAAATCAATTATGGATTTTTAATAATGAACCTATTGTAATAGTTAAAAAATCTAAATTAGTTTCGCCTGGATCTGGGTTGTCGTGGATACTAAACATACTAGACCCTGCAACAACTGAAATACAAATAGTTGATATAAGCAACACACAGATTAAATTTTGCCAGACATTGTGGAATACTTGGACAGGTATCGACTACGGGAATTTCGTTTGGAATTTTATTGAAGAAAATAAACTGGTGCATTACGAGTTAGACAATACCAATTTAACTCCAATAGAAAGACTACGATTAAAAGGAAAAACAAAATTTATTGAATATGTTAATAATAGATTTAACTCTATTGTTAATAAAAATTTTGAAGCCCAATGGTTGATAGTAAAACAAACAAAACAAGTTAATTTTTGTAATGATAATTTAATCAACTGGGTATTAACCAATGACATAGATAAGTATGATAATATATGGTGTTCAAACATATTAGAATATAAATGGACACTCTTGCATACCACGGCCGCCCAGTATAAAAAATTTCAAGAAAAACTATGCAAAAGCAAAAAATAAGCCAGCTAATGGCTAAAAAATATATTGATTATCAATACCAATTGCCTAAGTACAATCCATTGGCGGACTTTGATTGGATACAATCCCAGTCTGGGTTACCATGGTTACCTTTGTCTTTGCTAATTCCGCATGAATCTATTTTAACAGAAATTAAAAATATAGAAAAATTACTGTCAGTGCATCGCGACGAATATGGTGAACACTTTGGATGGAAAAGTTTTTGCATTCATGGTAAAGCATATAACGCCACTAGAGAACTTGAATACTACAAAGACGATCGTCCATATAATTGGACAACAGAAGCACAAACACTTATGCCTGCAACAGTTGACTATTTCAAAACACAATGGCCAGGAGATCAGTATCAACGAGTTAGAGTTATGTTACTAGAGCCAGGCGGCTATGTGAGTATTCATCGTGACCACACAACTCCTGGGCTAACTGCAATTAATATTGCTATAACTCAACCTGTTGATTGTAATTTTATTATGGAGAAGAAAGGAACAGTTCCGTTTGTTCCTGGTACGGCTTTTTGGGTGGATATTTCCAATAATCACACAGTTTTTAACAATAGCAATCAAAATCGTTGGCATATTATTGTTCACCAAAATGTTAAAAATCAAAAATTTCAAGAAGAGGTTGTAAAATCCTACAATATCATGTATAATAATTACAATGAGAACCGCCACAATCATAATCAAAGATGAAGTAAACATTAAAATTGAGGGACTCGAACTTGATGCTCGTCGTGCTTTGGTTAATGCGTTCAAGTATGATGTTCCTGGCGCTCGTTACTTGCCTGCGGTTAGACTAGGCCGCTGGGATGGCAAGGTAAGCTATTTCCAACTAGGTGGTAGTACTTATGTAAACCTATTACCGGATATTATTCCTATCTTAGAAAAGTTCAACTACGATATTGAACTAGATGATCAACGAGACTATAGCGTTAATTTTACTTTTGAGAAAGTAACAGAATCTACATTCAGTCACATTAAATGGCCTAAGGCACATCCAATGGAGGGACAGCCAATGGAGTTGCGTGATTATCAAGTTGACATTATCAACAACTTCCTTGAGAACCCACAATGTATTCAGGAAATTGCTACAGGCGCAGGCAAGACTGTTATCACAGCCGCATTATCAAATGCTGTGGCGCCCTATGGCAGGACCATTGTGATTGTGCCCAACAAGAGTTTAGTAACGCAAACAGAAAAAGACTACATCAACATGCAACAGGATGTGGGTGTTTACTTTGGCGATCGCAAGGAGTGGGGACGTCAACATACTATTTGTACTTGGCAAAGTTTAAATATTTTATTAAAAAATACAAAGAACTCGGTAGGTGATGTTACTATTGGTGAGTTTCTTGAAGACGTGGTGTGTGTTATCGTTGACGAAGTGCATATGGCCAAAGCCGACGCACTCAAGAGCTTGCTCACAGGCGTAATGAGTCGTATTCCCCTGCGTTGGGGGCTCACAGGAACTATACCCAAAGAACCGTTTGAGTTTCAAGCATTGAAGTGTAGTCTAGGTCCAGTGATTGGCCGACTCAGTGCCAGTGAACTGCAAAGTCAAGGTGTGCTGGCACAGTGCCATGTGAACATTGTGCAGTTGGTTGACCATGCCGAATTCTCAAACTATCAAAGTGAACTAAAGTTCTTGTTGGAAGAACCCGATAGATTAGATACCATTGCTGACCTAATCAAACAAGTAAATGCCACAGGCAATACATTAGTTCTAGTTGATCGTATTGCAGCCGGACAAGGATTAATTGAACGGCTGGGCGATAATGCTGTTATGGTAAGCGGTGCAACAAAAGCAAAGGCAAGACAAGATGAATATGATGAAGTGGCTGAAGCAACAGGCAAAATTATTGTGGCAACTTATGGTGTGGCCGCTGTGGGCATCAATATTCCTAGGATCTTTAATCTGGTGCTTGTGGAGCCAGGCAAAAGTTTCGTCCGTGTCATACAAAGTATTGGTCGTGGCATCAGGAAAGCTGAGGATAAAGACCATGTGCAAATCTGGGACGTAACTAGTACCTGTAAGTTTGCCAAACGCCATTTAACCAAGCGTAAGCAGTTTTATAAAGAAGCCAATTATCCGTTTACACAAGAGAAACTAGAATGGAAATAAAGGTTGCATACATTAAGAAATATGTTATAATAAACTTATGAGAATATTAACACTTGATAATCACCCATTTGATTTAGATCATCTTCCAGAAGAAGTAGATGACATGCGGTTTGCTATATTTGATAACAGTGATCCTAAAGATCCAGATTACCACTACATTCCCTTGATCTTTTTAGAAAGTTTCACAGCACCTGCACTAGTTTTACGGGTTGGCGAACACAGAGTACGCATGCCGGTAGATTGGCAAATTTTAATTGGAGAACCTGACCTAGGCGACCTAGAAGTATTGCCACTTACTAGTATTAACGATCGCGGATTTAAGGCATTTCAATTTAATCCACTCAGTAGTTTCCGTCCTAGTTTTTTAGACATAGAGATTATGGATGTGTATCAAGAAGTCACATGGTATGCGCCCAAGTTAAAAAATGGTCAAATGCTATGTGTGCCATTAGGCATTGGTGAAAAGCCCGACTGTGTTTATTTTGTCAAAGACATTAGTCGCAACTGTGAAGTGGTAAATTATAATCAGGCCTGGTAGTGGACAAACTGTCAATACAAAATGAAATGATGTGTTTTGATCGCAAGGATCGAGATTTTTATTCTAGTCTCACAGACGAAGAACGCAAGAAGTTTAGCAACTTTCTAATGATACGCTGGGGCTCAAGTGTCCAAGGTAGTGCAGAATTACAACATTACTATTTGCAAAGTAGTAATCACTATGTTAACAAACATTTCTTTGCTATCAATCGTCACCCCAAACTACAATGGTTGTGTGCCACAGCAGTGAGTCCCGGACTAGGCACACAACGTCATCAATGGATTGCTCCTAAGAAAAAAGAAGCTGGTGCTAGCGGTATTCGAAAACAAATTGCTGAATTATTTCCACATTTAAAAGATGACGAAGTTGAGCTTATGTCTACAATTAATACTAAAAAAGACATTGACGCCTACCTCAAGCAAATGGGACAAGAAGCTAAGAAATGAAATATACTTGTCAGTATTGTCGGAAAGACTTTGTAAAGGAGTCAAGTCTTGCAGTGCATTCATGTGAACCGCGACGTCGCCGCCAGCAAAAAGACGAAGCAGGAGTACGCTTAGGATTTCATGCTTATATAAAATTTTACGAGCTTACACAAGGCAGTGCCAAGTTAAAGACCTATGATGACTTTTGCGAAAGTCCCTACTATCGTGCTTTTGTAAAGTTTGGACGTTATTGTGTAGACGTTCGGGCAATTAATCCAGCACGTTTCACTGAGTGGGTGCTAAAACAGAATAAAAAAATTGATCACTGGTGTAAGGACAGTGTGTACACAGAATACCTAACAGACTATTTGCGGGTAGAAAATGTCAACGATGCACTAGCCCGTGCCATGGAGTTTGGTATAGATTGGGCAGAAAAAAATGGCCATCCGGCTGAAGATTGCCTACGTTATGGCAACACCAATGCTATGGTCTATGCTGTGACCGCAGGCAGGATCAGTCCCTGGATCATTTATAATAGTGCAGCAGGACAAAAATTTCTAGCAGAACTAGATGCCACCCAAATAGCTATGGTGTGGCCTTACATTGATGCAGATTTTTGGATGCGTAAATTTAAAGATCATCCCGCAGATCAAGAGTATGCCCGCGATATATTAACAAAGGCAGGTTGGTGATGAGCGCAGATATTGATTTAGACTTAGCAGATAGAGACCAATTGTTAAAGTTGATTCAATCTACACCTGCTATGCAACATTATCAAGGTCAAGTTCGTAGACACAATAGTGGTGTGTATGTTACAGATATTCCATATGATCCTGTTAATGCCTGTGCATCTATAGATTATGAACAAGCAGAAAAACTTGGCTATTTTAAAATTGATTTGCTGAACATGAGTGTGTACCAACTGATAAAAAGTCCAGAACATTATCAAGAACTACTAGACCAGGAACCTACTTGGTCACGCCTATGGACGGATACTGAATGGGCCAAACAATTAATTCACGTGGGAAATTATACTGATTTATTGCAGACAATGAAGCCAGATTCTATTCCAAGAATGGCAGCATTTATTAGTATTATTCGTCCAGGTAAAGCTCACTTACAAAACAAGCCCTGGAGCGAAGTGTTTGACTCGGTATGGGATGGTGATGACAGTCGAGGTTTTGTGTTCAAACATGCTCACGCTATCGGCTATGCAGCTCTAGTAGCACTGCATATGAATTTGCTTAGTCAACCCGTCGAACCAGCGTAATTGATTTTCTTTTACTTTTTTTGCGACCCATGTCACTTAAACTACAAATAGGTCCATGTAATACTTCTAGATCTTTGTTGATAAAAGTACGCAGGTAAGGTTTAAATACGTCCCAATCATTCTTGAGAAATATGTTAATAGGCACACTACGGTTTGATTCCCACCACCAAACATTGGCTAACTCTAGGAATTGACGTTTGATTTCTAGGTCTTGAATAGCGCCAAAATCATATATGGTGGTAATAGCCTCATCCTGATTTTGTATAATGCCTACGTATTCCGTTGTGGCATATACACACAAGGTTATAAACGGGTATTTCTCCGCCAGTTTTTCAAAAAAGTCATTGTTCATATCGTACGGTTATTTACCAGACCATTTTGTCTTTGGATTCTAAACCGGCTAAAT